TGCGGGCCGGGATGAACGGGCTGGGGCTGTCGCCGTCCGAATTCTGGCGGCTGACCCCGGCAGAGCTGAGAATCCTCTTGGGGGCCGGAAGCGGCGCGGCCCCCCTGGGACGGTCACGTCTGGACGAGCTGCTGGCAGCCTATCCAGACCGCAAAGGAGACATGGAAAATGGCGGAAATTGACGGGCTGGACGGGCTACAGGATCAGACCGAGGCGTTAGAGACCTCTTTGGCGGCGGCCACGAATATGGCGGCAGGGTTCGAGGTGGAACTGCGCCGGGTGCAGGCAGCGATGGGCGCGACGGCCCTGGATGTCGATGCGCTGGAAAAGGGGCTGAGCCGCGGTCTGCGCAAGGCCTTTGATGGGGTGATCCTGGACGGGATGAAGCTGTCGGACGCGCTGCGGACGGTGGCTCAGTCGATGATCAACACGGTCTATTCGGCGGCGGTCAAACCCGTGACCGACCATTTCGGTGGCCTGCTGGCGAATGTGGTGGGGGGCCTGATGCCCTTTGCGGATGGGGGCTCGTTTTCGCAGGGGCGGGTGATGCCCTTTGCCAATGGGGGCGTGGTCAGTGGCCCGACGACCTTTCCGATGCGCGGAGGCACCGGGCTGATGGGAGAGGCGGGCCCAGAGGCAATCATGCCGCTGGCGCGCGGCAATGACGGGAAACTGGGCGTGCGGATGCAGGGCGGCGGCGCAACAACCGTGGTGATGAATATCACGACCCCAGATGTCGAGGGCTTCCGTCGCTCGCAATCACAGATCGCCGCACAGATGGGGCGCGCGCTTGGCCGTGGCCAGCGCATTCGCTGATCGGAAGGAGTTACCATGCAGTTTCACGACGTGAGATTTCCCGCCAACCTGAGCTTTGGCGCGGTCGGCGGACCAGAGCGGCGCACCGAGGTCGTGACCTTGGTCAACGGCCACGAAGAGCGCAACACCCCCTGGGCGCATTCCCGCAGGCACTATGATGCCGGTATGGGAATGCGGTCGCTGGACGATGTTGAAACGCTGATCGGGTTCTTTGAGGCGCGCCAGGGCCAGATGTACGGGTTCCGCTGGAAGGACTGGGCGGATTTCAAATCCTGCCTGCCGTCTGGCTTGGTGCGGTTTGACGATCAGGTGATCGCGGTGGGCGACGGCGCGACCGTGAGCTTTCCGCTGACCAAGGTCTACCGATCCGGCCCGCACAGCTATGCGCGGCCAATCAAGAAACCCGTTCTGGGCACGGTCCGCATGGGTGTCGAGGGCGACGAGCTGAAAGAGGGCGTGCATTACAGCGTGGATACCCGTTTGGGCTTGGTGACGCTGGTGGAGCCGCCAAATGCAGGCGACGAGATCACCGCAGGGTTCGAATTCGACGTGCCGGTGCGCTTTGATACGGATCGGATCCGGTCTTCGGTGGCCAGTTTCCAGGCAGGCGAAGTGCCCGACGTTCCAGTGATCGAGGTGCGGGTATGAGACTGAGCGATGACATGCAGGCGCATCTGGCCAGCGGGGTGACAACGCTGTGCCGCGCCTGGGCCGTGACGCGTGTGGACGGGACCCAGCTGGGCTTTACCGATCATGACGGGGATCTGACGTTTGACGGGATCGTGTTCCGTGCGGATACGGGCCTGACGGCCTTGGCGTTGCAGCAGGGCACGGGCCTGTCGGTGGACAACACCGAGGCCATGGGCGCGCTGTCGGATGGCGCGATCACCGAAGCGGATGTCAACGCGGGGCGCTATGACGGGGCCGAGGTGCGCTGTTGGCTGGTCAACTGGGCCGATGTGGCGCAGCGGGCCTTGCAGTTTCGCGGCTCGATCGGGGAATTGCGCCGCACCGGGGGCGCCTTTGAGGCCGAGCTGCTGGGGCTGACCGATCAGCTGAACCGACCGATGGGGCGGGTGTATCAGCGGCCCTGCGCGGCGGTGCTGGGGGATGGGGTCTGTCGCAAGGACCTGACCGAGGCAGGCTATCAGGCCGAGGTTGTCGTCACGGGGATTGAGGCCAACGTGCTATGGTTCGAAACGGTACCGGGGTTCGATGACAGCTGGTTCCAGCGCGGCGTCCTGGAGGTACTGACGGGCGAGGCCGCCGGTCTGAAGGGCATGATCAAGCAGGATGTGCAGGGCGCCAGCGGGCGCGAGATCACGCTGTGGTCCGTGTTGGGGGCCCAGGTTGCGGTGGGGGACAGCGTGCGGCTGACGGCTGGCTGTGACAAACGCATGGAGACCTGCCGGTTCAAGTTCAACAATCTGGCTAACTTTCAGGGTTTTCCCGACATTCCGGGCAATGACTGGACGGTTGCGATCCCGGCTTCGGCGACGGCCACAGGGGGGAGCAGACGATGAGCATGGAAATCGTCATCGCCGCGCGGGGCTGGCTGGGCACGCCCTATCGCCATCAATGCAGCGTCAAAGGCGCTGGCACCGATTGTCTGGGCCTGTTGCGGGGGGTGTGGCGCGACGTGATCGGGCCGGAACCCGAGGACGTGCCGAACTACAGCCGCGACTGGTCCGAACCTCAGGGGGACGAGGCCCTGTGGCGGGCGGCCTTGCGGCACCTGACACCCAAGCCCGTGGGGGACGAGGCCCCCGGCGACGTGCTGCTGTTTCGGATGCGGGACAGGGGGGTGGCAAAACATCTGGGGATCGCAGGCGATATCGGCGCGCGGCCCACGTTTATTCATGCCTATTCGGGCCACGCGGTGGTGGAAAGCCCCCTGAGCCAGCCCTGGCGGCGGCGCATCGTGGCCCGGTTCGCATTTCCTGAAGGAGAAATCTAATGGCCACGATATTGCTATCGGCTGCGGGTGCGGCTGCGGGGGGCTCGATCGGGGGCTCGGTTCTGGGGCTGTCGATGGTGGCGGCGGGGCGCTTTGTGGGGGCGACGGTCGGGCGGATGATCGACCAGAAACTGCTGGGGCAGGGCTCGGATGTGATCGAGTCCGGCCGGGTGGACAGGTTCCGGCTGACCGGCTCGGGCGAGGGGGACGCGATCGGGCGGCTGTATGGGCGGATGCGCGTCGGCGGTCAGGTGATCTGGGCGACGCATTTCGCGGAACATGTGGCGCGTTCGGGCGGGGGAAAGGGCGTGCCTTCGGCGCCCTCGACGCGGGAATACAGTTACTCGGTCAGTCTGGCGGTGGCGCTGTGCGAAGGCGTGATCGACGGTGTGGGGCGCGTCTGGGCCGATGGCACGGAAATCGCCCCGGCGGATCTGAATATGCGCGTCTATCCCGGCGACGACCAGCAACTGCCTGACCCCAAGATGGAAGCCGTCGAGGGCGCGGGCGCTGTCCCGGCCTATCGCGGGACGGCCTATGTGGTGTTCGAGGACCTGGACCTGTCGCAATTCGGCAATCGGGTGCCTCAGTTCTCGTTCGAGGTGCTGCGGGCGGACAGGGTGCATGAGGGCACAGATCTGGCCGAACCCGCGCGCGCGGTCAAAGGCGTGGCGATGATCCCCGGCACAGGGGAATATGCGTTGGCCGTGGATCCGGCTGTGGTGGAATACAGCATGGGCGAAAGCAAGACGGTGAATATCAACTCGCCCTCGGGGAACACGGATTTCATGACGTCGGTTGACCAGTTGGAACGCGAACTGCCCCAGGCCGAGGCGGTGTCGCTGATTGTCAGCTGGTTCGGCAATGATCTGCGCTGTGGGGCGTGTACGATCCGCCCCATGGTGGAACAGGCCGAATATGACGCCGAGGACATGCCCTGGACCGTTGCAGGGCTGGACCGCGACACAGCCGAGGTAATCCCGGAACTGGAGGGGCGTACGGTCTATGGGGGGACGCCCACGGATCAATCCGTAATCCAGGCGCTGGGCGAATTGTCCGCGCGGGGCAAGCGGGTGATGGTCTATCCATTCCTGCTGATGGATCAACTGGCGGGGAACGGGCTGACCGATCCCTACGGTGCGGACGAGCAGCCCGCACTGCCGTGGCGCGGACGGATCACCGGGGCGCTGGCACCGGGTATGGAGGGCTCGCCCGATGGAACCGCCGCAGCCGAGGCGCAGGTGGCGGCGTTCTTTGGGACGGCCTCGGCCAGTGATTTCACGATTGAGGATGGGGTGGTCAGCTATGATGGCCCTGCAGAGTGGTCCTATCGCCGGTTCATTCTGCACAACGCGGCCTTATGTGCGGCGGCTGGGGGTGTGGCGGCCTTCTGTATCGGATCAGAGATGCGCGGGCTGACGCAATTGCGTGGGGCGGCGGGCTTTCCGGCTGTGCAGGCGCTGCGGCAACTGACGATTGAGGTGCGCAGCCTGTTGGGGGCGGGGGTTCGGCTGGGCTATGCGGCGGATTGGTCGGAGTATTTCGGCTATCATCCTCAGGATGGCTCGGGGGATGTGTATTTCCATCTGGACCCGCTGTGGGCAGATGACGAGATTGATTTCATCGGGATCGACAACTACATGCCCCTGTCGGATTGGCGCGAGGGAGACGCGCATCTGGATGCCGACTGGGGCTCGATCTATGATCTGGGCTATCTGCGGTCCAACATCGAAGGGGGCGAGGGTTATGCCTGGTATTACCATTCCCCCGAGGCTGAGGCGGCGCAAATCCGTACCGAAATCACCGATGGCGCGCATAACGAGCCCTGGGTGTACCGATACAAGGACATCCGCAACTGGTGGCAGAACGATCACCACGACCGGGTGAATGGCGTGCGCAGTGCTGTGCCTACCGATTGGGTGCCGCAATCGAAACCGATCTGGTTCACGGAACTGGGCTGTGCGGCGATCGACAAGGGCACCAACCAGCCGAATAAGTTTCTGGATGCGAAGTCCTCGGAATCCAGCTTGCCGAAATATTCCACGGGTCGGCGGGATGAATACATCCAGATGCAATACCTGCGCGCGATGCTGGGGTATTGGGATGACCCCAAGGTCAACCCTGTGTCGGTGGAATATGGCGAACCGATGCTGGATATGCAGAATGCCTATGTCTGGGCGTGGGACGCGCGGCCCTATCCGCATTTCCCGGCCAACGCAGACCTGTGGAGCGACGGCGAGAATTATCCCAAGGGCCATTGGCTGAATGGGCGGGGTGCGGCGCGGTCTTTGGCGGGTCTGGTGACGGAAATCTGCCAGGACGCGGGTGTCAGCGCACTAGAGACGGATCAGTTGCACGGGCTGGTCCGCGGGTATTCCGCGGATGGGACAGACAGCGCACGCGCGATGCTGCAACCTTTGATGCTGCGTTATGGGTTCGACGCGGTCGAGCGCGATGGCGTGCTGCAATTCCGCAACCGCGACGGGCGTGTGACCAGGCAGGTGGCGCTGGATGGGTTGGCCGTGACCAGCGATACGCCCAACGGGCAGGATCTGACCCGCGCCAGCGAAAGCGACCTGACAGGCCGTGTGCGCCTGCGGTTCGTCGAGGCGGGGGGCGATTTCGAAACCGTCGCCGAAGAGGCCGTACTGCCGGATGAACAAAGCCATGCGGTGTCCTCGTCCGAGGTGCCGCTGCTGATGACCCGATCCGAAGGCCGCCAGACCGTCGAACGCTGGCTTAGCGAGGCCCGGATTGCACGCGATGGGATCAA